CGGTCGGTTTGTCGGAGAGCTTGGAGATGTCCTAGAAGTAGGTGGAGCAGGTGTCCCTGCAGTTGGGGTGGAACAGGCCCTGGGCCATGGCCTCGGACAGCAGGGGATACCCGGACTCGCGCGCCTCCTCCGCGGTGCCTCCCCCGTACACGTCGTCCACCAGCACCCTGCCTACCCATGCCATGCACTCGGGGCATGCGTCCGCCCTATGGTTGACGAACACGGTGTGGACGCCCCAGTCCCTCCGCGCGTCGCCCTCGGCGGTCAGCGCGGCCCTCTTCGCCGCCGTCCTGACTGCCATGCGGGAGTACTCCACGATGGAGTGGCGGGAGCCGTTGCGGTAGGTGATCCCGTCTATCCCCTTCACGAGGAAGTCTCCCACGGCCATGTCGATGGCCTTGCCGTAGGTGGTCGCGCCGCTGGTCGCGTAGAGCTGCGCGTCGAATATCGTCTTTCGGTATATGTCCCTGGATCTCCTCAGGGTGGCGTACTCCGCCCGCATCATGTCGGCCCTGGTCGCCTGGGCTATCGCGTCCATGCGCTCCTCGGGGAGCCTCAGGACGGGGTCCTTCGCTATGTCCGCCCCCCGCATGACGGCCTCCAGCATCTTGGCTTCCTCGTCGGCGTACCCTGTCGAGTAGGCGGCTCGGACGGCCTCGTCCATCCTCGCGTTGAGGCGGTCGAACTCGGGGCCGTACCTCAGGCCGTTCCTGCGGGCGTACCTCTCCATCTCGGCGATCTCTCGCGCCTGCCACTGGGACCACTGGAAGCCCTCGGCCTCCTCCGCGGCGCCGTGCCTGCCCAGGTTGCGCATCATCGAGCCGAGCAGGTCGTCCTCGATCCTCGCGAACGCCTTGGCTATGTCCTCACTTGTTGTATCGAACTCGCCAGCCATCGGCCTCGTACTCCAGAACCGTCTCGGGGTCGTAGGGGAGGTCGCAGAGCTGCACCGTGTCCCCCTTGCGGAGCGCGTAGATCTTGCCGGGGGACTTCTCGGATACGAAGGATAGGACGCCCTCCAGCGCCCTCTCCCCCATGCCGTAGGCCCTATCCCCTACCAGCAGCAGCAAGGATCTCGCCCCAGCTCGTCGACGGCTCGTCCACGGGCATGCCGCCCTCGGCCTTGAGCCTGCCGACCTCCTCGGCCTTCCACTCCTCGGAGCGGGTGTCGCCGTACAGCTCCTCCACCACGGCCTCGATGGACATGATGCCCTGCACCCTCGCCTTGCCCACGGTCTCCACCATGCTCTCGAAGGAGGGGTTCGCGTACTCGCCGAACTGGGCGGTCGCATCGCAGCCCGTGGCGGGGATGCCCTGCGAGGTCTGCCACGCCATCACGCAGACGTCCACCAGCTCGGGGATGGTGGCCTGGAGCACGGAGACCATCTTGTTGCGGGTATAGAGGGTGGCCTTCTCCTTCTCCCTCTGCGCCTCGGCGTTGTCGAGCTTCTTCACGTCGATGCCCAGCGTCGAGGGCGATATGAGCCCCATGAGGCACAGGTCGAGCGCATTCGCGTAGGTCTGGAAGTAGCCCTCGTGCTTTATGTCCGGCTGGACGACCTCGACCTTGTTGGAGGCGCCCTCCGCCATCGTGCCGTCCACCCTTATGTAGGCGTTGTCGAACGGGGTGGGCATGATGGGGGAGCCGTTCTCGGGGTCCCTCGGGATGAGCGCCTCGGGGATGTACTCCTTCGTCCTCGCCTTGCGAAGCGCGTCCATCCACTGGGACCACGCCTCGTCCAGCGCGTCGAAGTTCTCGGAGCGGGAGTCGAAGATGGAGCCGCCCCTGCCCTCGTACATCGAAGATGGGAAGAACCTCAGCGGGACCGCCAGCATGAAGCCGCCGTCCCACTCGATGAGGTCGGGGACCTCCAGCCCCATCTCGGAGGGCCTGCGCCTCTCGCCCTCCTTCACGCACACGGCCTCGATCTTTCCCTTGGAGTACTCCTCCCAGAGCTCGCAGCCCTTGCGCTGGGACCTGAACCTGACCTTCTCCAGCCTGCCGCGGCGGTACTTCAGGTCGATCCTGTCCCCCGGCACGAACTCGATGATGGGGAGGTCGGACAGCTCGGGGTCGAGGGACACCTTGAAGGCGCCGTCCCCGACGATGAGGGCCTGGGACACGGCCTCGTGCAGGATGTGCTCGAACCTGTTCTCCTCCGCGATCTCGTCCCACGCCTCGGCGGCGGTGCCCTCGCCAGCGTCTATCTGCTGGAGGTCGGTCACGACTATGTCCGTCAGCATGTCCACGATCAGGGCGGGGAGGCCGACGTGGATCTTCTCGATCTCGCGGCCCCTGTTCGGCACGGCCGCCCAGAACCTCCGCCTGTTCGCCTCGCCCGGCACCTGCTTCCAGAACTCCTCCAGCTCCACGGCCTGCCCGCGGTACCAGAGGCGGTTCCTGACCGCGTTGCCGGCGAAGTCCAGGTCGCCCCAGACGTTGTAGCTCCTAGCGATGGGAGGCTGGATCTCGAGGAAGGACTGCATCCCCTCGCGCACCTTGTCAACCATATGGCTCCAAACGCTCATCGGCCTATCCTGTCCCTGTAGGGTATCCACGAGTACTGGCAGCTCTGGATGCAGTGGTCGTTCGCATCCTCGGGCCTCCCGCCGTCCCACGAGTAGGCCCCCAGCTCCCTGATGTAGGGCTGGCAGCCGCCGGCGTTAATCCTAAACGCGGGGTCACTCCTGCCCATCCATCCCAGCTGGAGCTCGATGCGGTCGATGTTCGAGAGCCTCTTGTGGCTGTTCTCGAAGATGTGGAGGCACTCGGGATGCGACCTCTTCCACTTCCTCAGCTCGGTGATGGTCGCCTGGTCGGCGGAGTCGACGAAGCAATGCCGCGCCAGCCCCCACCGCCTGCACTCCTCCAGGAAGCCCGTGTAGAGCCTCACGGTGTCCGTGGGCGCCAGCGGGACGCCCCTGCCCCTGTTGTTGTACTCCCTGCACTCCAGCAGGATGTATCGGCCCCTGTCCGTGATCCCGCCGAACGTCATTGCGATGGAGTCGGCCGACTGCGAGGAGTAGGAGGTGTCGAGCCCGCTGGTGAACGCGGAGAACCTCTCGTCGCCCCTCTTCCAGTCGGGGTGCGTCTCCAGCATCCTCCCGCACTCCGCCTCCGATATGTCGTGCCGCGCGGGGTCGTAGGTGGGGAACACGAGCCCCTCCGCCTTGCCCCTCAGCCCCAGCACCTTGTTCTTCCAGAGCTTGGTGCCCTCGGGGACGTTCGCCTTTATCGTGGCGATCTTCTCGGGCGTCAGGGAGATGTTGTCCTCGAACGAGAAGAACCAGTGGGACCAGCTCGGGACCTCGCCCGTCAGCTTGGCCAGTATCGGCTCGGGCGTGTCCTCGGGGCACGTGGGGACGGCCTTGTCGATGTACTCGGTGTATATCGGTAGGTCGGGGTCGTCGGGGTTCAGCGTGGCCATGAAGTAGTCGCACCTCATCACGGCCTCGCGCACGAAGTCCATGTCGGCGATGTTGGCCTCGTCGATGAACAGGCACCCGTACTGGCCTCCGAGGGCCTTCTTCCACCTCGCCTTGTCGGCGTATCCCAGGACGTAGATCGTCTTGACCGCGCCGCCGTACCGCATGAGGATGTGCGGGAGGGCGTTGCCCGACGAGCCGCCTCCCCTGTACTCCACGAGGTCGCCCAGCTCGTCCAGTATCCCGTGGGGCTTGGCGATGATGTTCTTCTCTATGGTGCCCAGATCCAGCCCCGAGAGGATGTGCTGGGAATGGTGGGACCGCGCGACCTGCATCATGAACTTGAGCGCCCCGACGGTCGTCTTGCCAGCCGCCGTGGTACCCTCCAGGAACTCCCCGGAGGCGCGGTGCCTCATGAAGCGGTCGTACTTAGTCCCCAGGCGCATACTTCTCCAGCAGCTCGGTGAACTTGGCCTCGGTCGAGAGGCTGCCCGTGACGTCCACCTGCTTGGACGGGGCCTCGCCCGCCGTGTCGCGGAGGAACTCCAGCGCCTTGAGGTCGCCGTCGAACACCGCCCGCCTCGCCTGCATCCTCAGCGCGGCCTCGCCCCTCGTGAGGGTCCTGCCGTGGCTGTCCTCGATCTCCTCGTCGAGGATCATCCGCGCCAGCTCCTGCAGCTTCTTGCGCTCGCGCCTGGCCTCCCCCGACGCGATTCCGCCCCTGCGCCCGAGCTCTCTAGCTTCGCTCTCGGTTCGCACGGGCCTCAGATTCTGCTCGTTCGCCATGTTCGGCTCCTAACCCATGTAGAAGGGAAAGCCGCCCTCAGACGGCCTCCTGCTCGCTCTCGGGCATGTTCCCGAGCCACTGCCTCCTCACCTCGGAGGCTATATGCGCCATCATCACGGGAGGGACGCTCATGCCGCAGATGAACCTGACGTCAGCCCCCGAGAAGTCGTAGTCCTGCGGGAAGGTGGACACGTTCACGAGGTCGCCGTCGCTGAGGTGCGTCCTGTCGCACATCCTGATGCTCTTGCACCCCGCCGTGATGGTCGGCACGGGCCTGTCGTCCCAGCAGTAGGTGAAGTTGTACCAGCTCGGCTTCATGCCGGCGTTGCGCCTGGAGTTTCCCAGGCCGCCCTCCCCCTTGCGCGCCATCCTCACGAGCTCGGCCACCTGCTCGGAGAGCGCGGGGCCTCCCTCGTCCGTCCTGACGTCCCCGAACGTGATCGGCTTCTCGTTGAAGTCCATCCTCAGCTTCCCCCAGCCCATCCTGTTGGCAAGGAAGAAGACTCTCTCTCTGCGCTGCGGCACGCCCATGAAGGCGGCGTTCAGCTTGAAGATCTGGACGGAGTATCCCAGCTCCATGGACCTCTCCACGATCTCGGACACGTACCCCCTCGCGTTGCCTGCGATCAGGCCCGTGACGTTCTCGGCTATGAAGCACCTCGGCCTCAGCTTCTCCACCGTGTCGAGGTATGCGAAGAACAGGTCGTCGAGCCTCTGCACCTTCTGCCCCTCGGCGAACCTCTTCTCCACGCCCCACGCCTTCTCCCGCGATCCAGCCATGGAGAAGGTGGAGCACGGGGGCGACCCGTCCAGCACGTCCAGGTCGTAGAGCTCGTCGGGAAGGTCCTCCAGCTTGTTGAAGTCGCGTATGTCCATCACGTAGGACCTCTTGGGGTGCAGGTTGCGGTCGTAGACCGCCGCGATCCTCGGGTCAATCTCGCAGTTGCCCACGACCTCGAAGCCAGCCAGCTTGTAGCCCATCGAGGAGCCGCCGCCGCACGCGAACGTGGAGAACACCTTGGGCGCGCCCTCCTCTGGCGGCTTCAGGTCGGACAGCCTCCACTCCCACGGGAACTCAGTTGAATCTGAAGCCGCACGCCTCGCACTCATGCGCGAACCTCCCCTCGGAGAAGGAGTCCAGGTCGATCTCCCCGGACGA